CTGGGACGCCGCTTGTCTCTGCCCGAGCGCAAGTCGTTCGAGATCGGCAGCCTGTTGGAGCAGCCTTGCCGCCTGAACGTTGCCCACAACACCGTGGACACGGCCAAGGGCAAGCGTACATACGCCAACGTCAGCAGCGTGGCACCAGCCAACGCACGCGAGGTCAAGGATCTGCCGGCGCAGGTTGCCAGCATCGTGTTTTTCACGGTCCACAAGCCGGACATGATCTTGTACGACACGTTCGCCGATTGGCGCAAGGAGAAGATCGCCGCTTCCTTTGAGTGGATCGCCGGCCGCAACCCACCGTTTGTCAAGTCACAGGGCAACAACTACGCCAACAACGCACCCGCCGTCGCCGCCGAAATCCCCCCATTCTAATCAGGAGGCATCATGCCCGCCATCACACTGACACTCAACGACATCTCAACCACCGCGATGTCTGCGATCTGCGACATCATGGAGCGGGAGGCGGGTTGCAGTCCGCAGCCGCGCCCCGTCCAGCCAACGCCAACGGCGACCTTTGGTGACGACATTGACCGTAGACTCAAAGCCCTTCTCCGCCGCAGCTCCCAGAAAGCCTGCGACGGCGTCGCCGACATGAATCAAACCATGCAAGCGGAACTTGAAGCGGCCAGCGAGCCGCCGATGGGCGAGGACCGGGCACGGGCCATGCTGGCCGCAACGGGCAAGCTCAACATCAGCCTGGCGGAGGTGGTGGCCAAGGTGGAAGCCCTCTTTCAGACCCGGATTGCCACCGACCCGTCTGAATGGCCGGCCAGTGGCGCAGAGAATTACCGCGCCGCCATCCAGGCTATTATGACCGATCGCACCAACGCCGCCAGCGGCGATCCATGAGCGATCCCGACTCGGCCTTGGGGCCAACCAGGAGCCATGCGCGACACGGCAATGGCTAGACTCAACAGTCCGAGTCAGTAATTCAGAACATCCACAAGGAACACCATGGCCACACGACTTATCTCCATCGACCAGCTCATCTTGGACCCCGAGATGCAGAGTCGACAGCAGCTCAACGGCGATGCTCTCGAAAGCTACATCGAAATGATACAGCTTTCAGATGAATGGCCGCTTCCGCCGCTGAACGTCATCCAGACTGGTGACGGATACGTCGTGTGGGATGGGTTCATCCGGTACGCCGCCGCGAAAGCAGCGGGTACCACTTCGATTCCATGCACATACTCGATGGGCAACAGGCGAGACGCATGGCTCAAGAGCCTGGCGGCCAACGCAACACACGGGGCGCACCGGACCAAGTCCGACAAGCGCAAGGCTGTCGAGCGGGCACTCGCAGACTCGCTACTGTGGCGTGAGACAGATGTCTACGTCGCCGAGGCTTGCGCAGTCTCACGCCAGCTCGTCCAGGCGGTGCGAGCCGACATGAAGGCCCTGATAGAAGACAAGCCCGAGGCCCCGCCGGTGGTGGTCGAGGATGACCTGGAGCGACGAAGCTCCGACCGCACGGACGCGGCACCACGGGCCTCGACGGCGCTGGACCCGGTGACGAATGCGGCAGCGCAGAAGCTATTCAACCCGATCGTCCACGAACTGACCAAGATCCACAACATGATCGCCGAGGCATCGCGTGCCGCCGCCGGTGTCAGAGCGGATATCGACAGCCTCGCCGGCGTGCCCATAGGCGCGCAGCTCAACGGGCCAACGGCAAAGACCCTATGCCAAAACATGATCGGCATGTTGAAGCAGGCGGGCAACGAAGCCACAATGGTCAAGGACGATGTGGCGAACGCCAAGCCCACGATCGTGTGCCCGCACTGCCGTGGCCTGGGCTGTGATGCGTGCGCGGGCAAGGGCTGGCTGTCCAAGTTGAGGGCGCACGGGGCGAGATGAAGCTACGCGACTACCAAATAGAATCCTGCGATGCCATAACGGCAGAGCTGGACGAGCGCAACTCCACGCTCCTGGTTTTGCCAACTGGCATGGGCAAAACCACTGTGGCCTCCGAGATGATCCGTCTGTCACTCCAGGCAAACAAGCGGGTGCTGTTCCTTGCCCACCGGCGAGAGCTTATCAAGCAGGGCTACAAAGCCATCGAGAAGCACACCGGCAAGCAGGTGGACATCGAGATGGCGCAGGATCGGGCACCCGCAATCAATGCGTTCCGAGCCAATATTGTCGTCGCGTCCAAGGACTCTATGACCGAGACCAGGCTGGCTACCTACCGACGCGACTGGTTCGACCTCATCATCACAGACGAGTCGCACCACGCCCCATCCGCCAGCTACCGCAGAATCTACGACTACTTCGATGGCGCACAGCACATCGGCATCACGGCGACACCCGACCGTGGCGATGGTGTCGGTCTCTCCTGCATCTACGAATCGGTCGCGTACCAAATGGAGTTGCGCGATGCGATCTATACGCACGGCTGGCTCGTGCCCCTGGACGTGCGGTATGTCAACTTGTCGGGACTCGACCTGTCGCACACTAGCACCAGCAAGGGCGACTTCACCGGCAAGGCCCTGGCAGAAACAATCCAGGAAGCGGACGGCGTATTGGCCGAGATGGCTATCCGCACCGAGGAGCTGGCCAAGGGCCGACGCACCCTGATCTTTGCGGCCAGCGTGGCCAACGCCGAGATGGTCGTGGCCATACTCAACGAGCGGGCAGGCTCTGAGGTAGCCGCCGTCGTGTTCGGCAAGACTGATAGCGGGGTCCGAGACGAGCGATTCAAGAACTTCTCGCACGGCAAGATCCGGTATCTGGCCAGCGTTGACGTACCAACCGAAGGCTGGGATGACCCGGCCGACGACGGCGAAGGCGTCCAGGTCATTGCCATTATGCGGATGACCAAATCTCGCAGCCGCTACGCACAGATGGTGGGCCGGGGCACTCGCACTCTCAAGGGCACCCTGGACGGGCTGGAGACCGCCGAGGAGCGACACGCAGCCATAGCGGCCAGCCGCAAGCCTCATGTCACCGTCCTGGACTTCAATGGCGTCAGCGGCGAGCACAAGCTTGTAAATGCGGTACAACTCCTGGCCGGCGATCATCTTGATGATTTTGCCCAAGAGGTCATGCGAGAGCGGGCCGAGCGTGGCGGCGGCGGCATGGCAATGGACGAGTTATTGGAGATCCAGGCCGAAGCTAGTGAACGCAAACGTGAGTCCGAGCGGGTAGACGCCGAAGCCGCGATTGCCCAGGCTCGATACTGGAAAATGCACAAGACCCGTGGCGGTGCCGAAACCACATCGGTCGACCCGTTCGACTCCAACCACCGGGTGGCCTACCGCGCCCCGTTCTACCAGCGAGCGAAGGGTGCGAGCAAGGCGCAGGCCGAGTGCCTGGTCCGCAACAGCCTGGCCACCAGGGAGCAGGTTGCCAACATGAGCATGGCCGACGCCAGCGAGATCATGCACGCATTCATGCAGGCCACACCGGCACAGATCAACTACCTCAAGCGGCTGGGATACGACGGGCCAATGGAGATGACCAAGTCGGGCGCGAGCCAGACGATCAACATGCTCAAGGCTTCTCGTGGCGAGTAAGGCATTCGAGATTACCGACAAGGTCACGGGCGAAGTGACGGAGTTTTATCCGAGCTTCACAGCCCAAGACCCATGCCCAATCTGCGGCAAGCCAACCGGGTCGCGCCGTACATCGTACTGCGTCCGCACCCTCGACGGCTCCAAGGTAATATGTGGCCATGCCAGTGCCGGCGGCGTTGCGATGCGCGAGGCCGGCCGCCTGTTCGAGATGAGCGAGCCGCTGACACCAATCAAGCTCAAGCCCAGGGTCAACGAGCCAGTGCCCGAGCACGACTTCTGGCAACTCGCCACGGGCGCAGCGTTTTCCAGCGAGGCTGTCCAGCACATCATGGTGCTGGCCAATAACCTCTCGCTTGACCCGGCCCACCTCAAAGCCCTAGGGTGCGGATGGATGACGGCCGACGCCATACGAGACACACAGACGATGGCCAGTAGCGGGGCATGGACGTTCCCGATGTGGAACGAGACCAGGTCCAAGGTCATCGGTATTCGACTGCGGTCCCACGACCACAAATACGCCATCAAGGGCAGCCACAACGGCCTGTTCTGGCCTAAGTCCAACACCGGCTTCGGCCCGCTGCTTATGCCCGAGGGGCCAACCGACACCTGTGCCATAATGGCGCTAGGTTTCGATGCTATCGGACGACCAGCAGCCAAGGCGTGCATTGAAATGGCGGCACATGCGGCCCGGGGCCGTGACTTGGTCGTGGTGGCGGACTACGGTGATGCTAACGGCGACGGCATCGTGGGTGCCATGAAGCTGGCGAAGGCCGCAGCCAGAGGGTGCAAGTCTGTGAAGGTCATCTACCCACCGAACGGAAAGGACGCGAGGGCATGTACCGCCAGCGTCCGCGAGTGGCGGAACGCCATCGAGTGTGCGAAGGTGATCGACGCATGACCACGTTCTCCATGACCCTGCCCTGGCCGCCGAGCCTCAACGCATACTACCGATGGACCTCACGTGGTCCGATAATCTCGAATGCTGGCCGCAAATATCGCAAGCTCATCATCCAGTTGGTCAAGTTATCGGACTGGGCCGAGCCCCTGGAGGGCCATCTGGTCTTCTATATGGTGGCCCACGCGCCCGATAACCGACGCAGAGACCTGGATAACCTGCAAAAAAGCGTGTGGGATGCTTTGCAAAAGGCTGGTGTCTACAATAACGACAGTCAGATCAGATATGCTGACCTACAGTTCGCCGATGGAACAATCCCCGGCGGGCGCATAGCCGTGGTCGTTCAGAAAATCTAAACAGACTCGCGGTAGCCGAGAGCGTCCTGTACTGGGCAGCTACCTCCCCAACCCCTGGGATCGTGTGGGGTCCACGGCAGGCCAGTAAGGCCCGCCGTTCCTGGCCGCTGAGGAGGTGTACGACGCCCTGCCCAGCTATCAGCCCCTCACCAAGCGGGGTGGTTACAGGTGCCCCGGGGGAACCGTGCGGGGGTAAAGCAAATCGCACGGCGGTCAAGACGATACCTCGTCCCGATCGGATCAAAGACCCTCTGCCGACAGGCGGGGGTCGGTCTGCCTCCTCCTGAACCCATCGGATGCTTTGCCTTGTAGACAGGACACAAATATGGCCAATGTAGTAGATACCCGTATTATATTCTACAGGAAGTTAGCGGGTGCTAACCTCCTAGCAGATACCTACCGGATGTTCGGTGGTACTTTTACCCACGTCGCCATCCGACTGCCGACTCTGACGGTTGACCCTCGGGCCAGTCAGGTCTACATCACCGACACCGAAGTCCACATCCAGGTCTGCGGTCCCGAGGATGCCAGCGCGGTGGTAGCCATCGGCAGACCGACCAAGTTTCCGTTCCGCCGGGTCCGTCCGCGACTCGCGTTGGCCCGGCATCTCATCCCGTTCATGCCTCGCAACGACTGCGTTTCCCAAACCATTGCATTCCTTCGGTCTGGTGGCTACAATGTCCCTCGCTCTATCCGCACGCCGGACGGGCTCTGGAGATACTTTCTTGGCCAGAATGTCCCAACCTACATACGCAAGGCTTGATGAGACCAGCGACGCGGCGATTGCTCAGGTGGTGGGAGCACTCGCCGCGTTCGAGGGTTCGGAGACTTCGGCGGCCGGCGAGCCCGTGCTTCTCATGGGCACCGAGTCCGGTCGCCTCCAACTCGCGCGGCTAGAGGGCATCCGCTCGTGCGTCCGCCACCTATGCGCCGCGCCAGATCTTGCCGCGTCCCGGGCCGATGTCGAGAATGACGCGCCCACGAAACGGAGGGATCGCCTTGGGAGCCGGTGATGACCTTGGACTAGTCGGCGAAGTCTTGGAGGGCGCGGTCCGAGCCCCGATCGAGGTGCCTACGCGAATATACCGCGAGTTCACCGGCACGCCGGCACGCGACGGGGTAGTCGACCGGCTTCCCAGCGAGCCGCCCACGGCACCGGACGCCATCGACAATATTGGCCGTGTCCTCGCTGCCCGGGAGGCCCGCCGCGAACGTCGGCGTGGTCGGAGCAGCCTCATTATTCCTACGGCTACCGGCGTGAGTACCGGCATCCGCATCCCGAGGTAGCACATGGCAAAGAAGCCGGCGACAATCAAGGCCCTGTTCTACGCCCACGATGGTGAGCGTGCCGAGCTGATGGCGCAGAAGCGTGAAGTCGCCGCCCTGAGCAAGCCGTGGGTTGAGCTCCCCGAGGAGCACTCCAAGGGCAGCCGGCTCGCCGAGGCGTACAACAGCATTGGCTCCACCGGGTTCACAGGTCTTCGTGGCACCATGCTCAACTCCCTGTTCCCGCCAGACCAGCCGTGGCTGGTGCTGCGGCCGAGTCAGACGATGCTGGCGAACCTTCGGGAACAGGACGAGGACGGTTCGCAGGAAGCGTTGCTCACAGACCAATTGTCGATCCTCGCGGTGATGATGCAGGGCGTGCTGGAGTCAACCAACATCCTGCCCAAGGCCCGTCGCAGTCGCCGCAGCCGTGGATTCCGTTCGGTGATGGCCTCGATCCTGGACCAGCTCCTCATCATGGGCGATGTCCTGATCTACCTGGATTCCAACTACCGACTGAAATACTTCAAGCTCAGCAGCTACGTCACGAAGCGGGCCAGTGACGGCGCGGTCTACTACCACATCATCCACAAGCAGATCGACGCGATGGAGCTCACCGACGACCAGCTCATCGAGGTCGGCAAAGACCCGGCGGATATCGCGGCCAAGCCGACCACAGATCGGATGCTGGATGTCTACACCCGGGTCGAGTGGCGTACCCGCGAAGAAACGTGGTACATGGAGGAGGAGATCGACGGGGTCGTTTTCAACGAGGGCGATCTCGGCCGCGCGTCCCCGTATTTCTCAGCCGTATACGAACTGCCCGAGGGCGAAGACTACGGCGTGGGACTTGGGACCAATGTTAGTGGAGACTTACACAGCTCCAACGAGCTGTCGCTCCGCGTGCTGGACCACGCCCACCTTGCCACCAAGGTCCACCCCGTCATCGCCATCGGCTCGCAGGTGAAGGCCAAGGACTTCATGCTCCCGTCCGGCACTCCCATCGTCGGGGCGTCTCTCAACGAGCGTGGCGAGCCCCGCGATATTGGCTGGTTCGGCTATGACAAGCTGGCCCAACTCAACGCTGTGGTCCAAATCAGCGAGAGGGTCGACAACCGGCTGGCCCGGTCCCTGCTGAGTGGACCCGAGAGCGTGCGCGATAGCGGGCGGACCACGGGCACCGAGATCCAGCTCGTGACCATGCGGCACCTCCAGGGCGCGACCGGCGGCGTGTACGGCGAGATCCAGGAGGATCTGCAATTGCCGATGGCACAGCGGGTGTTCGCACAGATGAAGGCGGACGGCTTGCTCCCGGCGGAGTTGGGCGAGGACGACATCGAGATCACGGTCAACACGGGCATTGAGGCCCTGAACCGAGAGAACGATCTCAACCGCCTCCGCGCCATGCTTGCCGATCTGTCGCAGGTCCAGGGTATCAGCGAGTCGATGAACCTCAACGTCCTGGCCGACACATTCTTCCGCCTGTACGGCGGCAACAGATTCCCGGGTCTGGCCAAGACCGATGCCCAACTCGCGCAAGATCGTAAGAACCGTGTCGAAGAAGCAACCGCAACCGAAGCTGGGAAGGCGGCGGTCAACGTCGCAGCCCAAGCCGCATCACAGGCAGGAGCACAGCGATGACCGCTAGTGACGTAGACCGTACCAGCACCGATACATTCCCCGTGTTCGCTAGCAAGGAAGCCGCGACCATCGCGTTTGAGGAAGCCGTCATCAGCGGTGCCGACTCACAGCGAATCCGCGATTGGTTCTACAGCTTCTTGAACAGCGACACGGACAACTGGACCGGCGACTCGACGTACTCGACTATCACCCTGCTGTAGGAGGCATCATGCCCGCAGACCCGACCGGGGGAGATCCCCCCAAAACAGAACCCAACGCGCCACCGTCGTTCTATGACGGCAAGTTCACCGGCGACGATGCCGAGGATAAGTTCGGCAAATCCATCGGCGAGATGTACACCAAGCTCGGGCTGCCCAGCCCGGTGCGGGCCGACGCCTCGCTCATTGGCGACGACGGTGCATTCGCATCGGCCAAGGATGCCGAGGATACCTATCGGCGGTTGCAGCAGCTTGCCACGCCGAAGACCGAGAGCGGCAAGAAGAAGACCTCCGGCGGCCCGCTGGAGATTGGCAAGGACGCCCTGAACAAGGAAGACGAGCCACAGGGAAACGTCTTTGAGCGTTCTGGCATTACCCCCGAAGCCCTCTGGGAATCCTTTCAAACCGAGGAGGGCGTGGGCGACGACACCCTCGGCAAGCTGGAGGCTGCCGGCCTTCCCAAGACGATGGTGCAGTCGTACCTCAAGAACCGACGAGACGCAGAGGCGCTGACCACGGACGCCTTCATCACGGACGCGGCGATCGCGCTCAACCCTGAGGTTGGCGCGGCACTCGCCAAGGGCCGCGATGACGTGGCGTCGCTTAATCGACAGGCCAAGGACTTGGTGCCCGAGGATGAGATCGAAGATTTCAACATCCGCCTGAACGATCCGAAGCGGATCAAGGGTGTTATACGAGAGCTCGCCAAACTACGCGCTGAGAAGTCCGGTGCCGGCGACACTCGCCCCGTTGGCGGGCGTTCACCTCGTTCAGGGGGCACGGCCCCTCCAAAGCCGAGCGAGCTCAAGGCCGTGGCGGCACAGGCCCGCCGGGACTTGAACAACGGGATGACCGACAGCGCCGCGATCCGACAACTCAGAGCCGCCGGCAAGCACGGCCTAGCAAATGGAGGGCTCTAAACCATGCCCGCACCCAGAGCAATTACCACCGAGCAGCGCGAGGGCCTTGAGCGCCGCAACGCTGAAATCAAATTGGCGATGGTCCACCTCACCGAGGACGGCAAGGACGTTGAGCTGTATGAGGTCCGGCTCCACAACCGCGAGTTCAACCGCATGGTTGGCGAACCGTGCCGGGCCGTCACGTTCAACGAGGCCCTGAATCTGGCTATCGCATCGGTCGATCCCGGAGCCGTCCTTGGCGTCTCGGAGGAGACCAGGGAAGTTCTCATCCGGTCCAACGCCGCCATCGAGGGGTTGAAGCGAGAGAACGAGAAGAAGGACGAGGAGCTGGCCCGCATCCGCGCGTCGATGGCCGCCATGCAGAAGCGGGGCTCCGATCCAATCGAGACCACGCAGGTGGCAGACGTGCCATCAGACGATGACGACCAGCCCCTCATGGACCAGCCGGCCAGGGCTAACAAGGCCCTGAGGCCGGCGGCCAAGCCACGGGCGTAGGCCGCAAAGGCCCAGCGACTGCCATTATGGCAAGCATCCCCCCAACCGTGGTCAAGGCCGTGGTTGGGGGGTATACTTGTGTGGACGCTAACTTTGCGACACCGGCCCATACGTTATGGCACCGGGCCGATAAGTCAGTGTTCCGCCACGGAAAGCCCGGGGCAACGCTGGACACCCGCAAGGCCCAGCCAACCCTACGGACACCTGGATGAGGCGCAGGCTCCCATTTTATGGAGACCCACCTTATGTCCAGCCAATCCGTCAACCTCCAGCGAATCATGCAGAAGGGCACGGACGAGCACGCGCTCGCCCTGACTCTCATGTTCGCGGGCGTGGATACCTCCTTCAAGGAGACCACCCGTCTGTTCCCGATCTCTCCCAGCGATGACGGGGAGTTCCCCAGCCGAAGCGCCGAGATTGCCAACTCGGTCATCAAGAACAAGTCCATCACTGAGGGCATTAGCCACCAGTTCTACATGATGGGCGATGGTCCCGACGCCGAGTTCCACACCGGCGGCGAGTTCCTGACCGGCCAGGCGCAAGAGATCGACTTCGGCAACATCACCTTGGACAAGACCCTGGTGGCGACCCGCGAGCCGACCTTTGACGACCTGGAGTCGGCCCCGTTCGATATCGTGAGCGACTTCGCACGCGAGATCGGTCGAAAGCTGGCCGAGAAGTATGACATGCTGGCCTTCATCACGGGCATCCTCGCGGCTCGTACTGCCGCGTTGACCAAGGGCGGCCAGACCATCCACCCGGGTGGCAACGTCATCACCCGGGTCGCTGCGAGCCCGCAAGTGGCCTATGCCCCCACGGCTTCGGGTGCCGCCCTGTTCCGCGATGATATCCGCCAGATCGTCCAGAACATGTCCGAGGACAACATCCCCGATGACCCCCGCGACATCATCGTGTTCACCACGCCGTACATGAAGCGCGTCCTCCAGAATGCAAC